TCAAGAAAGTTTTCGTAGCCTCTTCCCCAACAACTGCCATATTTATAGTCGTAATAGAATGCTCGTTAGTTTTAAAATTAGAAAGATCGTTAAAGTACCTTATTATAGGCAGTAATTCCTGCTTAGAAATAGGAATATTTCCATTAGCTACTGGAATATTAGTACGCTCATTTAAAGTTATATCTTTTAAAGATATTGAATCTACAATAAGATAACTGTCTTCCGCAGTAGGCAAGGTAAATATCTCAATATTATAATTTTGATCACCTCTATGGNTCTGGTTGTGATTAATATAGTAAGAATCTTCTAATGCTAACGGCAGGTTTCTTGTAGAAAACTTAACTACATAGTCCCTAAACATAGAAGCAGTTATCCTTGAGAAGGCTGTATAAGAAAAATTATTATCCGTAATAATCCCCTCCTCATCAAAATCTATATCTCCCCCAAGAATACAGTGTTCTTCTTCTGTTACCTCGCCCTCACCAGAAAGAGTGGTAGTAAATACATAACTTTGCGCCGCTACAGCAGCGTACCCACTCCTACTATTTGTTGTGCTTGTATCTGCCTGCCTCCAATCATAATTAAATATATCATGACCCACAGCACTTGGAGAAGGATACCAATACTTACCCTCCTCATCATCAGTATGAATCCACACTCCAAACGGCACAGGAGCTAAACGATCTTCACCATAAAGCCCTGCTGCCCGAACGGTCAGCTCATACTCATGTTCTGGAATTAACAAATTACTTACAGTCGGACCCACTTGCGCGGACGCAGCAATTGGNCCAACAAGCAAATCTCCACTTACGCTTGTGCCNGTCTGCTTTNTCCACCTATTAAAGTCTGTGGCATCAAAACTATCGTTTGGTTTACTTGTATCCCCCAAAATATTAGAAGTGCTAGAATCTTCCCAACTAGGATTTAAAAAGTCCTCCTCAGACAACCTAGCCTGAGCAAGATAATAATAATCGTCATTCTCCCAAGTATTTAAATTTACTGGGTCAAACTCATCTGAAGGGAATGCTTGAACAAGAATCCCTATACCTCCGTCATAATTGCCGCCCGCAGCAAATCTTGTTGAAAAAGTATGAGTTATTGAGGCTCGTAAATATTCCGAATCATATTTATGTTCCCAGAAAAACTCTTTTGCTGTATAGGGTACTGAAGTATCTTCCCCAGAAATAAAATAAGTGCTATCAAAAATTTTATCAGTACCACTAGTCTCAAATAATGCTACTCTAATTCCCGGTGTATACTTACCTGAATACTTACCTACTTTTGCGTATACTGAAAAAGTAAGCGTTTGACCAGAAACACTACCGCCGGGGGGAATTACCATTAGAGCTACCCCCCCATTATTATTATCCTGGTAAATTATTTTGTCGCCGCTTACACTATATTGTTCCTCATGATATCCTTTATTTTTTAAATCAAACTTAATTCTAGTTGATCCTGCCTTATCAGAAGCTAGTTTTATAAGAGTATTATTAATTAAAAAGTTCTCTGATCCTGCTTTAGCGTATTCTGGGGCAACCTTAATAATAGAGAAGTAGTTCTTTTCGGGGCTTACTCCTGAAGTATAAATTAAATCTACACCATCTATGATATTATCATTTCTAAACTCGTAATCATTTACATAAAGGTTTGTTGAATCGCTGGCAACATAAGTACCCATTTGCATGCCACTAGAATCATTAGTAAATACATTTCCAGAGGCCCCCGTTAGTTTACTAACAACCTCAATATTATCAGCTACGCTAGAAGCAGTAGGATCTTTTTGTTCAACCCCAGTAACAAGATCACCTACTATTGTTTTGGGTTTATCTATAACCTTACCTAATTTTTCAAAGTTAGCATTATAAACTAAGGGTCCATAAGTATGAGAAAAAATATTAGGAACAGATGCTTGATTTTCTAATAAATGTTTATTAAGTTCATGCTTATTAAAATACTTAGCATAATCATGGTATAGTTTATGAATCCCTCGACCAAACTTAAAGTCTTCATAAACATCATAAGAACTAACAGAACTTCCCAAAACATTAGCATAAGAAGTAATAAAATCTACATCAGACACATCAAAAGTAACTTCTCCCCTTGTTTCCTGTTGGTTTTGGTAATATGCTGAAGCCTCCAAAAGTTGCTTTTTTTCTAAAAGCTTGTGCATCTCTACAATGATCTCTGGGGTTTCTCCTCTTGTAGTAAACTCATGACAACCACTAAAGGTAAAATCTCTAATATTATCCTGAGTATCCCCTCCCCTACAAGGGAAAGTATTACTCACATCAATATCAAAATAAGTAGAGGAGGATCCTAAATTTTCGCACGGGTCATATACTGGGTGCAAATTATGGACATCTGAAGCCTCTTGGAATCTTGCAGCAGAGGGTGTATATCCCAGGGGGATCCACCCAATATTTGAGGCATCAGAGATAGACTTCTCCAACGCAGAAGGAGATAGTAACGGGGGCATATTATCCCCACCTCTATAATACGCTCCATTATGAGGGAGTAAGTGCTTATAATTTCTCCTTCTAATAGAGGCTCTAGGAGCAGAAATTACAGAGGTTGTACTTATTTGATAATCATCAATATTATCAGCCTCGGTTCTAACAAATGTGTGGCCAGTACTATCAGAACCGGATATAGCATAGTTTCTTCCTACATCCCCCGAACCACAAATACCTCATCACTATAATATGCAAGGTTTGGACAGGCGATTTCAAATGTACCTAAAGAATCAACAACAGTTGATACTGTTAATGATATCTTAGGGATGGCGTGTGCTGGAACCACTTGATCAATTGCGTGGGCCACCTCCCTAATAGCTAATCCAGAATCTTTAGTTATGATATCAAGTTTTTCAAAATCAAAAGAAGAAGTATAGAAAGGTAATGCAAAGTGGGAGGATTTCCCATTCCACAAACTTAGATATTCAATTTTTTGCTCTGAGGGGTTACTTAGTAACTCAGCATAATTAGGGGCCTGCTCCAAACCAGAGGTAAAGAATAGCCAAGCATTATCAATATAAAGAATAGATTCATTCTCTTCTAATTCTCTTCTAGAAACATACTTATTAATATAATCAATTAATGCTTCTCTTAATGGTTTTCTTACACCAAAACAAAGTAGAAGTGCTTTTAGTCGTTCTAATAATGCAGTAGAAACCCCGGTATGTTCGTAGTACCTCTCTTCTTCCCAAGGAGGCATTGGAAAGTTTCTACCTCTATAGTAAAAGATAAATTTTTCATGCTCATTAAAAAACTTATCACCAAGCTTAAAATGATCTGGGAATTTCTGAGTTAAATCGTAAATTATAGTATCTACAGCGTAGCGTAGATTTAAATCCATGTCCTCATAACTATAATTTTGAACTCCTAGTGTCCTGGAAATCTCAGGGGTCCAACTTCTAAATCTATTTTTGAATAAAATAGAGTCTGTGGCTAAAGCATAATAAATTAAGTTTGGAATATAAGATTCATATAATTCATATAAATTATCACCGCTTACAGCAACAGTATCTGAACCGAAAACAAGGTTCACTAAAGTTTGAATAGATTCCTTTGTTCCTTTTCGCTTATATATGGATACTATGTGTCTAAGTTGGGTTCTCCATCTCCTAGTATCATTACCTAAAAGCTTCCACCCAATCAAATCTGCCATATAAGGAAGTAGCTCCTCTGGGCATCGTTCTATATCATATAAGAACTTTATTAAATCCGCTTCTGCTGTGTTATCCGCAAGCCCATAACTTATAGCTCGCAAAAACTTATGCATCGGCCCCACAGGAATTTTGCCCTCTTCTAAAAGTCCCGCATCCTCATAAGATTCAAAGGCATCCCTTACAAAAGTATCTTTAATATTAAACCTATCAGAAGAATAAATAATACCAACTAAGGTTTTCAGCTTTTCTAGGTTCTGTGTTCCACTAGTCCAAGTCCCTACCCCAGAAGTATACGAATCTACAACTAACTTAGAATCCACCCCAGGATAGAAATTATTTCTCCACAAATATTCTTGAAAACACTTAACTCCATCAGTGATAGTTATGTGATCACCATCATAAAGAGTGCCTAAAACATCAATAATGGTAGAAGAGGGCGCATAACCATTTCCTCCACCCTCAGCATAAGGTCCAGTATTAAGAAACCAAAACCAAGACAGTGAGTTAGTCAAGTAGCTTCTTGTAGCTGATAAAGAGTTTCCAAAAACACTACTTGTGTCAGTATGAAGTGTTGTTGAAGAAGCAGCTAAAGTAGGAAGTAGGGTTCCACTCAAATAACTTATAAAAGCATCTTTTGTTTTATACTTAGAATATGCAGTTTTTAGTGGGGCTAAAATCTCTATTTCAAAATCATAAGGAGTAATATCAGTTCTATTAGCAGCAACATTAAAATAAGGAGCTATTCCAGATAAGCTATTAACCTCTGTGTTACCCAACAAGTNCGAGATATTTTCTGCTGCTATAATATGTGAATTAATTAAATCATTATATACATCCTCCCCCAGACCGCTTAGATTTATATCTTCCTGTAAATAATTTCCTGGGACTATACTTTCAACGACATCACTATAGTTTCGTTTAAAGTATATTTGGGGCTTCCCACCAAAATCACTAGGATGAGATATATTAGACATATTCTATATTTACAGTAGCATTATTTAGTTGGATAATCTCATTAAAGTCCGTTGTAATATCGTCCTCTATATTATCCACAGTTGAATATCTTACCTCTTTCAAAGAGGAGAATATCTCTCTATTTAACTCTCCTAAAACTANGGTTTTTCCAAAATCCATATTGTTTACATCAAAGAAAGATTTAACAATCCTCATAATTTTTTGTTTAATTACTTCTTCAATTGCGCGAAGCTCTTTATCAACTCTAGATGTGATTACTAAATCTACAGTCCTTATTACTCCATCTACAATTACAATATCATCAGTAACCATTCTTAATGGATCAATATCATCTAAAAGTTCTTTTTTGTATGTGGGAGAAGCTTTTTGTAGTTGTAGGTCTGATGCTTTCTCTAAGGTATAGATATCAATAACATTCCCCGAACTGTAAGCCTTTCTAGTAGCAGCTAAAGCCTTACCAGTCTTTCCNGTAGTACTAACAAACCTATTACAAAAAGAAGTATAATCTTCTAATGTTACTAGCCTATTTATCTGCTTAAATGCTANTGGTCCGTATTTTTTAGCGTGTTCTAGGGTTTCTGCGTCTGCGCCGCCCGTAGCCATAGAAATGTTTTCTACTATACCNCTATCANGACCAATAGTAATAGGAACATTTATAACCTCACTTTTAATATTCCCCCTAGTTCCTCCGCCCACTCGATAATTCACAAAATACTTAGCCCCTGTTGGGGGCGAGTTCGCCGCTACCCCATCCCCAAATACGATAGTAGCCCCATGAGTATCATCGTACACTATTTGATATTTATTTGTTCCAGAAGTGCTATCAAAATATAAATTCTCTACATAATCCCAAGAGCCGACAATAGACTCATCTAAAGAAGAAACATAAACATTAACACTACCCTCAATTACAGGACTTTTGTTAAGAGAAATTCGTTGCACAGTATCTAAGGAAGTAAACTCTCCTTCTTCTGTAATAAAAGCTCCCTCTAACAGAGCCAAATTAGTGTATACACTACTCAACATATTATCAGATTCTGCAACATTTAAAGTAATTCCACTATCCTTCTCCATAGGATCTAGTGTTCCATTATTATCAACTTTATACAAGGTATAATTTACGGGGGTTCCGTCCTCTGGAGAAGTAATACTAAATACTCTTTTACCCGCTGGGATAGTAATATTTGATGCGTCATAAGAAGGTACACCATCAAAAGTTAGCTTGGCTGTTGCTGCCGCTGCTGCGGGGCCCAACATTCTAATCCCAATAAGCTCTAATAACTTCTTAACACTTGTACGCTTCTTTGCTGTTTTTAAATAATTCTCATTGGCAAGCATATCGGATTTTAAGGAAACTACTGCGCCCATATAGGCAACCAGCTCAATCAGCATTACNCCTAAATCAGACTCTTGAAAATTATTGTAGTCTAGCGGATATACTGCCTTAATATAATTTATTAAGCTATCTCTAAGATCTAAGAAATCTGATCCCGCAAAATTAATAAACTCCTCTTTTTTACTATCAGGAATACTAAAAACTTTCAGGAAATCAGACTTAACTTCTCCAGTAAAACCAGTCATGCTATTTTAACCTCAACATCAAAAATAAGATCTTCATACTCTTTTAGGGAAGCGATTAAGACTATTTTTAGTGCTTGTAATCCCTCGGCCCCATAATCATCTAACGGAAAAACACTAAGCTTGTTTAGTGTTACTTGGGGAGCATAATTAGAAACAGCACTAATAATCTCCTCTTTAATCTCCCTAAAGAGAAAAGAGTCCATTGGTTGGAATAAAAATCTCTTTAAGTTTGCACCATAGTTGGGCAGCATAATTCGCTCGCCGCGCTCAGTAGCTAATAATTGGTGTAAGTTCTTTTTGGCTAGTTCAATTCCCGACTGTTTAGCAAAATAACCCCCCTCAGTCTGTTTGCCTATAGGGAAAGCTAAACCATATCTCTTGGCCCAACCTTTTCTCTCTACATCAAACCTTTCTGGTTTTTCTGATAAAACTCCGTAAATAGATACTTCACTCATTATGTTTGAATATTTTTAAAGAATATTGATTGTGCATCAAAATTCTTTTTAGCCTCCTCTATAGTTAGGGCTTTTCCGTAAATTTTAAAACTTCCTAGGTGCCCCTCCAAGCCACTTCTTGTGCCTTGATTAGTTCCCATAAAACCACCATCATATCGCATACCGTCAGTATACCCACTTCCTAAAATCCAAGGAGTAAAATAAGAAGTTAGTTTTGGTCCATGCTGTAAAGGAGACACCCTACCCATGTTTGAAGAGTTGTAATTAAAACTATTTTCCTTCACAAAAGTTGGTAAGGATGGGGGAGTAAAGGCCCCATTTCCAAATGTTTGGGGTATAGATGAGGTTGTTAACAACTCTCCATCACATGCTATCCGTACTTCATTCTTTGGAACATCAACAGAAACATTAATATGCACAAAATTAGAAGAAGTATCAGCTAAACTAGCCCCATTAACTGTTTTCTGTATATCAACTGCACATTTATAAAATCCTGGATCAGCAGCACAATTAACTATATCAGTTGTGTTATTAATAAAAACCACATCGCAAGTGTTTACAGATTGAGTAGGAGCAATATAGAAATTAATTCCGTTGTCTGGGTGATTATCGGCAATATCAGTACTTGAATTTAATCCAGATACTATGGACCTGTCAGTAGTAAATCCCATAACAAAACCCTTTGTAACATCTGATCTATCAGAATATGGCATTCTTTCTGGGTTTGTTACTTCATAATCCCCTCCAGTGTTTTCACATCCTAAAATAATCTTGTGAAATT